CAGATCCCTAAAGAAATGGCAACATTTGGCGTCTTTCATCAACTTTATACAGGTAGGTTTATCTCCCATTTTCATGAACCTGTTGTGGTAGCTGCCTACTGAGTGTAGGCCAAGTCGAGTGGTCTCACGCTACCGACGAGACGACACAATCCACGCAGTTTCTCAGAATATGAGTTCTGAGTCTTCCCTGCTAACATTGGGTTCCAACCAGTGTAAGCAGCGTCTTTACTGAAGTAGACAACGACATTCGATCCGTTATCCACCATGTAGACGACCATACCGTCGGTCAAGGTAACACCTTGACACGTAGCAATGGTTGTACCAGTTGATCCTGCGCTGAGCGGTGCAGCAGCGAAATTCGCGGCTGTAGTATTCGTAAACGTTGAATTGGTAACGTCTAGGATACACTCCCACACATCACCTTGATTGGTGTTTGGTGGAGTGATAGTGACTCCTCCGATTCCGGAGGTGTCTCCTAGACTGCCAAGAATTGTAGTTGTGTTAATAGTCGCATTAACTGTCGTACTAAATGAGAAAGGTTGCCAGACGGCTTTAGCGCCAGCAATTTCCGCAAGGTTTCCGCTCCTCGGGTTAAGCGATATTTCTTTAAACTCAAATTCATAGTCAACGATCACGTACCCAGGAGAATTAGACGTAGACGTCTTCGAATACAAAAACAAATCGTACTGGTTGTAGGAGTCTAGAGCGCTTGTTGCGCCGTAGTCCGTACTAAGCCAGGGACTATTGTTAGTGTCGAAGGTGCACGTGTGATTAGTCCATTGGGGGCCAATAATCGTGTTACTATCAGACAGCACATAGTTCAAAAACGTACTAGACGTTGGTTGCGGCAGTGTGCTGCCTTCGTTTTTACGCAGGTAAAACATAACGTCACCAGTTTGACTAGTGGCGCTCGACGTAATATAGTGGAACATCAGTCTACGCGGTTTGTAGCGATTGTACATTCGAGCACAATTCTGGAGCACAGAGCTGGTGAAAGCAAATGGGCTCGTCGGCACGCCGCCGGCAATACACCAATTTGTCACAGTCCCAGTGCTTAATACAGTGAACCCGAAGTCTCGACCAATAACACGCACTCCATCGCGGGTGACAATTGTCTTGGTGGCGAAACCAGACATACTGTTTCCAATGGCGACGGGGGCTGTGTTAATAGTCGACACCGCTCCAAACGTTGGATTTCTAGGCCGTGAAATGGCTCTAGAGACTTTATTTTTCTTTGAAGTTTTCTTTATTTTCATTTTATTTCTCCCTATCCAACCTATATTCTAAAATGCAACATAAATTCTATTCTTCTTCTTCTTTGGTTTCTTAGCTCTGATCACGTAGCCGGAACCCGGGCCATTAAACCACGGATTTCTAAACGGGCGACCCCGAAGCTTACTGAGATCCAAAGCATAAGGGTTATATTGAGACGATTCGGTCGACGCTTTTTGATCACGTCGATCTACAACAACAGGAGTGTTGCCAACATCTGGTAACGTCGGCACCACCGGAGTTTTAGGAGGTTCTGGCACTATAGGAGGGGGCACAACTGGCATGTCTGGCTCCTTAGGTTTTTCCGTTTGTGGACCAGGTTTCACTGGTTCCTTAGGTTCATCCTTAGGTTTGTCCGACTTTATAGCTTCGAAAAATTTCTTAACTTCAGCTTGTGCTTTTTCAACTTCAGCCTTCTTTTCAGCTGCGGCTTTCTCCTCGTCTTCTTTCAGACGTTTGATGTGTTCATATTCAGCTTTTTCCTTCGCGGTAAGGTAAATCACATACTTACGCTTATCCGCTGGTGATAGCTTCATATAATACTCAACATTCTTTGATACCATTTTGTTATTTTTCTCCTTAACATCGACTCCTGTGTAACCAGCCCCAAACAGTTTGTAGACTGATCTCAAAGGTGCGTTGCCTAACAAAGGCAACGTCCCGATGATCCTTGGGCCCAGAGACATCTCACGAGAACGTACGTAGTAGTCCCAATCAGCGTCGTCAAGACACTCAAGAGACTCACACAAAGCGTACGAACGATCATGCTCTCTGCTAAGGTAGTCGAGTTTGGTAGTTGGTTTCTTCTTTGATTTGCTCGTCGATCCCTGAAACTTACCGTCAGACCAATACGGCCCAGTAAAGTTGTCAAAGAAAGGCAGAGTCCACTCAGGAAGTTCGTCATAGTTCATTTTACCCCCACCACTATCCCTAAATATGCAATTAGTTTATCACGCACAAAATACAAAATGCAAGGTTAAGTTTAACGTCATTCCAGGACGTTTCTAGGCTTACGCGCTCTCAAGTCCGAGTACCTTGTATTTCAATTGTTGGGCACTCTTGAGCAAGTTTAAGGGAAACTTGTCAGGATGTTGTTTCCGAAAAGCGCGGAACATTGTGTCGAAGAATCTAAACTTCGGGGAGTCCCAAACGTGGTTCAACATATGACAGGCAAGAGCATTGGCTAAATCGTCAAGCTTCGTACACTTCAAATGTGCTACATGTTTAGTAAATCTGGTCGGTAGGTACGTCCAGGCTCCATCCTTCACAAAAAATTTCGTTGAAAAGTACTCACAGCCAGCAAAGGATTTGTGGATATGAAAATCGGTTACATCAAATCCGAGATCACCCATTTCTTTCCTATACTGTTCTACATCAAACGACTCTGGAAAAGTTTGAAGGATATCATCGCCACCGACGACAATACCGAAATCCTTACTTCTGATATCTGAGATTGGTGTACCCATGCGAATCATCGTTAGCACATGTAACGCCAATTGGCCAATGCTATTCGCTGCGATGGTTAGTAACCATCCACTCTTCATCAATCCTTCAAAGTTGGATGCATATACGTGCCCACTAGACGTGCGATAACGCGCGTGTTTGGACACTTCTGCGAAACAGCTCGAAATATCATTTAGATACACATCGAACTCCTCTTCGGACATGTCGGCCGGTCGTTAGGCTAACTACCGGACCACTCCTTCAACGATATCAAAAAGATAACCGAAGAAGTTGCAGTCCCAATTAGTTTTATCACTTTCCATTACTCGGCTTTCACCGAAGTAATCTGCTAGATGTTTAATATCACCAGGTCGCTGAGGATTGAAAGCGAACTTCACCGGACTTTGTTTCCAGTTGGTCACCAAAGCGTCGTTGAAATTGTTGAACACACAATTGTTCTTTATCGTTTTATGCAGAGGCATGCCCGTAACAATACGCGGCATTTCTGATTCGATCTTTTTAACTTTCGTGGGTTCCGCTTTAACGAACGCTTTCAGCTGAACTTCCTGGTTATCCCATTCCCTAAGCACGTGCTCAGCAAACCCATCCATGGTGTACCTTTCCAGTACCTGTGAATTCACTGACATACCCTGAGCTTGGTAGGGTTGTCCAGGACTCTTGCTGTCCCTCACTGCTGTTGAGTTTATCACTCTCAACACAGCTTCCTTGGTTCTATAATCACTATCAGGTTCGAACTTATTTGCACTAAGCATCTCAGTTACTATCATGATTACCTGGCGTCTCTCCGTTTCGGAGGGCGCTGCACGAATCGAGCCGTTGCGTTCCGCAAAGGGTTGAAGATGCTTCACCAAACTCTTTTCTTCGGTCTCGTGTGTTATCTCAGGATAAACATATTTCTCTGGTTCAAAACCAAGCTTCGTTAAGTGTGGCAGCTGCGCTTCGACATAAGCAACAACTTCCGATACCTCGCTAGGCGTGGAATTGCAGTGCACAGGAGATTCATCTTCATAGCGCTTAACCCCCTTCAAAGCTTGCGGTTTCAACGTCACCGCAGTAGCCAGGTCAGCACTTTCATCAGCATATCGAATGAATTTCTTGTAAGAACGATCGGAGAGTGGCGTGGTGTCTGGGTCAAGCAGATTTTCAACCAAGTCTTCATACTTGGGGTTATCTTTAAGCTTGTCGAAGATTTCACGCACTTCCTCATAAGTCCAGGCGTAATCAACGCGGCCATTTTTGTCTTCAAAGACCCACATTTCTCCATCAAGCAGTTCTCTCGCTTTGTGGGATCTTCCTTTGAATTTGAAGTCGCGTTTATTTTCACCTATTTCAGGCAGATTAGACTCGAGGACGGTCGATAACAGCCACTTAATGCGCTCTATCCTAAGAGCTACATTTT